ATATTCCAGCAGACTTTCCTGAAGCTCTTCCTTTTTGTAAATTTTTCTTATATACTCTAGGATTATTAAGATAATCATATAAACCGCTAGTTCTTAAAAATGCTTGAGTAAAATATCTACTAAAAAATAAATTTACAGTATTTTGAAAACCGTTTTGTACTGCAGGCCCTCCTGGATTATCAACATTAACTGGCCCCTTTGTAAAAATAGTTTCTCCGTCTTGTTCAAATGCCAAGACAGAAGATTTTTTAGGAACTATTGTAACTGGTATTCCATTTTCCATAATCTCTGCCTTATTATAAAATGGAACAGATGATCCATTTTTAACAGTAGTAGACTGTCTAAAAGAAGAATAAAAAGAAAGACCTACATTGCTTACTGTATATCTAATGTCAAATAATCTTGCATCTGGACTTCCAGTACGATACCACTCGTATACGTGATGCAATGCTTGTGGATTAGACCTAGCATTAGAATCTATAAAAGCTTCCAATATAGACTGCACTGAAGAACCAAGATTGTTTAAAAACATAGTCTTACCTTTTTGCACACCACTAATAAAACCAAAAGAATAGTCAACAATATTATTTAAATCTTTTATTAATTTTGACTGGTTCAATTTTACTGTAATCATAGGTCTGTAGCCTGATTTTCTGATCTACGAATTACTAATTTATAATAATCTATATCTCCAAATGGCCCAACTATTGGTTCGTTAGATGCTATTTCAAAAATAGTTGATTTTCCAGATCTTGGGCCAGCTGTTTCTAAATATACTGGAGTATTAGAGTGTGTTCTAATATTTGTAATTATTACATTTGTAACTGATTGTTTTGACTCTGATGACATAATTCTTACATCTTTTTTAGTTCTACCCAAAAGAACAACATCCATATTTATTTTTACATTTGGTTTAACTTCTTCTCCACTTGCTGTCCCAGCTGGCTCAAAATTACATGTTACTGTTCTATCTAGAACCCACTGCTTTTGAATATTACCGTATGCACCCTGTTCAACAATAGGATAAAAAATATCTGCTTTTAATGGATACATAAAATCTGTAGAATCGCATAGCATTAAATCATACCTATCTTGGTAATATTTTTAGTATACTTACTTAAAATTTTATCTACAATCATATTTCCTGTACCGTCTAAAACTGATTTATCAAACTGAACTCTAAACTGATCAGTATTATAAGATGTTGTATATCTCTTATAATAATCAAGCTTTCCACACTTTAAGTCTTCAATTAATAATTTAGTAGCATACTCAATGTCTGGTGGAACAGCCTTATATCCAACATCTAATACAAACAAAAAGTCACATAGTTTAGGAAATGCTGTTATTAATCCACCCACATACCCAAGATCTCCAACTGCTCCTGGAAGATCAAGTGGTGCTGATTGTAATCTATCAAATTTTTCATCTTCAACACGAATAATTGCAGAATTATCTAATGTAACAGTATATGTTGCTTCATTATCTTCTGGATTTTCTGCATCAACATCGTAAATCAATACGTTGTCACGATATACCTTAAGAACCTTATTTAAATCTTCCCATATTGGCATATAGTCAGCACCGTTGCCTGTTGTTTCAACAATATGCTTCTCATTATAAAAACCGTCAGTTACTACAGAATCAATGAGTCCTCTTGCTACCATTTCTAAAATTTTATATTCTTGTATTTCAGATGCTGTTGTGCCCAATGTTCTGTAGTCAATATAGGGACGTAAAATATCTAGATTACTATCAAGAATAATAGTTCCAGACATACTTAAAATTCTAAATAAAAATTTTCTATCAAATTGAGCTTTTGCCTGTTGAATAGTATAAGTAATTTGTGAGTTTGAATCTGATGTAACTGTAAGCTCTTCTACAGAGTGATCAACAAGGTCTTCAATATAAAGCTTATACTGAGTGCTAGGAGCAGGAACATCCCACTTTGTATCTATTGGATATGGGGGTAAACGTAATACTTCCATTATTTCTTTTTACGGTAAAACTTGGCTACCTCGTCTGGAGTTGCTATTCGCACAGACTTATTGGCTAACCATTTTTCCGAATCCTCCTTGCTTAGAATATTGTAACCTCTTTCAAGCTCTCCTACCCCATTCCAATGAAGATTTTTTTCAGAATACACTGCAATTTTTTCTGTTGGCTTATCTTTATTTTTTGCTTTTTGAACTTGATGTGGTGTAGGTAAAAAAGAAAAAATAACTTCTAATATTTCTGCTTTTGTACTAACTCCAAATAAATCTATATTATTTTGTTTTGCATAAGATTTTAGTTGTGGTACTGTTTTATTTTTTAATTCGTCTACTGTTGTCTCTAGTAACATATTATTTCCTCCACTGCTATTATATCAGAATGTGAATAAGGAGGGTAGTTTTTACGCTACCCTCCAAATTCTATTATTTAATTGTGATTAGGAATCAGATGCTGCATCTGCATAAGCAACTGCATCAAGTTCTTCCCATTGTAGACCAAAGCGTACGAATACTGTGTATTCAACTGTATCCTTCTTTGGCTTGTATTCACGGTTTACTGTGATATCACGCTGGAAGCCCCAAACACGGTTTGCAGGGAATGTCAAATCGACATAGTCTGCTGGGTAGTAAGGTACTTCCATAACATCAACACCAAGAACACGTGTTGTACGTGCTCCACCAAGTGTCTGTCCGACGCCGTCTAGATAGTTCTGACGGTTAGCCTGTGTGCTGCCTGGAGTCATTCCAGCAATTGCTTCTGCTACTGCGTCAGCAAGTGTACCGTTGTTTGTAACGATACCCTGGAATGCATCTGTACCTGCATAGAACTTAAGATTGCTCTTAATTGCACGGTACTTACGTGGCATTGCAAGAATAATATCCTGCATTACCGCTGGTGTCCAAGCATCATCTGAAACGGTTACGATTGCTTCGTGAGCATCTGAACCGTCTGTGACCTTGTGTACGAAACCTTCCATGATTGAGAGGAAGTTACCTGTTGAACCATCACCATTAATAGCGAGATCTTCGATATCATTAGCAAAAGCGTTTGTCATAAGACGAACGAGATGGTCTTCAAGTGCACCTCCTTCAATATTGTCTTCAAGAGACTCAGTAGAAACTTCCCAATCAAGACGAATCTTCTTGGTTGTAAGTTCTACCTTAGTGAATGTTGCGCCAGCATTTGTGTATGTGTTGTCAGCTTGTGCTGCAGCACGGATTACACGCTCACCAACGTTAACCTTTTCGATTTCCATGGTGTTTGCTCGCATTGTAACTCTACGACCATCTTTGGCGAGAACTGTTGCATCCCACACGTAGTCGATGAAGCGGCGAGCCTGCTCTGGTAGCAAAATACCACCAGGTGTACCAGAAGGATTCACTGCATTAGCACCCTCTGTTGATCCAAAGTTAGCGGTAGCAATGTTACCGAGTGAAGCTGCTGGTGAAAGATTACCAGATGGACCTGTAGCGGTTGCACCACCAATTCCACCAGATGCTAATGAGCCCTGGCCGTCATGGTTGTGTCCTTCAGATGATCCTGGATAATTCTTTACGATTTCTTGTTCCGACATATTGTTCACCTCCTAGTGAATTATGTTAGTTGAATAGGTCGGCTGTTTTGAGGAAACGCCCGCCCCATAGGGATTTTTGAGTCTTCATTTCTGAAAACTCCTGCACGATCTCGCCTAGATCGCCAGACTTGCGGAAAGCAGTGTCTTGTTCGACAGCATCTACTCGCTTTCCAAACTCATTAAAAGTACCCTTTACTTGGCTTACCTCATTTGCTACAGACTTTACTTCGCCTGTAACTGTTTCAAGGGACTTTGTGATTGCATCAACATTGGCTTGCATAGCCTTTACTGTTTCTGCAAGATTGCTCAAGGCATTAGTTAGAGATTCATTAATTTCTGCAACAGACTTTGCAATTTCTGATGTTGTATCAACAACTGCATCAATTGACTTTTCTGCTGCATCATCAGCAACTGGAGCAACTTCTTCAGTTACTGTCTCTGCCACTGGCTCTGCTGCCTCTTCAGCAACAGGAGCCTCTGCTACAACATCAGCTGGTGCTTCTGCTGGAGCTTCTGGAGCAACCTCAACATTTTCAACTACTGCTGTGTCAGACTTTTCTAAAGTCTCTTCAACAACTGTTGTTTCTTCTGTCATAGGATTTTCCTCCTTTGTCATCTTAATTGTTCTAATGCCTTTTGCACTATCAACTAAGAACTTTACTGTTTCTATATCATTTTGATCTTCAACAAATCCAATGTTTTTCATTGTACCGTTGCATGATGGGCAACTTTCATCAGATTCTTTTGAAAGACGAACAATGTCGTCTGAGCCACACCAGTAAACATTATCAACTACTGCTTTTGCTAGGAAACCACCCAATTCTCCTTTTTCAATAGATATAACATTTGCAAACTGATTTGCTGGATTATCTACAAGAGATAGTTCATGAAGGTCATATTCTTTTATAACTCGAATTGTCTTATCCATTTTGTCATCAAATTCATCATCAAACTTTTTAATATTTCCACCAATTGAAAATCCAGTTAGTGTACCGTCAAGAACTTTTTCCCATGTATCTTGTGCACCTTTGGAAACATATGCAGAAACATATACTCCACTATAAAACTTTTTTGTTTGTGGATCAAAATATCTGTCTTCTTTAAACGAAACAACTTTACCTACTGCTGATGGCTGATGCATTTCACGAAGATTACCCCTAAACTTCTTAAATGCTGCTAAACTTGCCTCAGTAGTTACGATGTCGTTCTGCTTATCAACATTGTCGAGTGTGGCAAAACCAGAAACGATTCTGCGCTCTTGATCGACCTTGCCAATAGGCATAGAAAAGCGAACGTTGTCGCCATCTGTAATCCAATGTGCTTTATTTATATTCATGGCAGAATAATTATATCATTCCTTTATAATAGTTTCTCAACTATTGAGACGAACGACCTTCTCCTTGTGGATTTCTTCCAGAAATAGTAGATGGGGAGTCTGAGTTATTATTTGCTCTTTCAGCATCCCGTTCTCTGTTACCCGCCAAGTTTGCCCTAGCGTCTGTAGCCTGCCTTGGACTCATTACAAAGGGTTCATCGCCATCTGATCTTTGAGGCATATCCAACATCTCACGAGCCTCGTTTGGAGTGATTACTTGAGTCTTAACATAACGCTCAATAATCTGAGATTGTGCAATTTCATCTGTAAGAGTAAGTTCATTAAATTTAAGCTCTAAAATATCAGTCTTTTCTTTAATAATCTTATTAACAATCTTTTCTAGATATCTTTGTGCTGGACGTGATACCTGCTCTTTGAATGTTCTATCCTGTGCAATTGCAGCAGCAATAGCAGCAGAATCTGCTCCACCAAGTTTAGAAATTGGAACCTGATGAGCAATCAAAATATCATCACGATTTTGCTTGCGATATTCTTTAAATGAGCCATCTTGAATACCATTTTCAATTGGCTCCATTTTAAATTCAACTTTATTATTATCTGTATCTCCAGGAAGTGGGATATACAGGGTTCTATGTGACTGAGATTTTAAGCCTGTTTGTAGGAATCTAAACATCTTATCTTCTGCATCAGCAGATAGCTTTGCACCCTTGACTGTAATAACATATCTTGGTACAGCTTTATTTTCAA